TGCATAAATAAACCATAAATAAAACGTAGCCCTGGATAGGGACAACGTTTTTATTATGGAGTAAGAGCTGGATGGCTAATCAAAACCAAGATGGTGTTACACAAACATCATCTAAACCAACGGAATCAACGACCGTTACAAATCAAGCGTCGGATGATGCAAACCAAGGTCAACAAGTAGAGCAAGAGACAGAAGTCGCTGTTGAGGACACGGAAGCAAAAATTGCTGAACTGACAAATCAACTTGCAAAGCAACAAGAGATTTTGGACAAAGCTCGTAAGGGTGAGAAGTTTCAAAAGAACCAGCGTGAAGCTGATGTCAAGAAAGTTCAATCTTTATACGAAGCAGAAAAAGCACGTGCGGATGCACTGGAGCAAAAGATTAGAACTCAGGCAACTGATGCTGTATTGCGTCAAGTGTTATCTGAGCAGGGAGCAAAAGCTGTTGATACAGCAATGAAGTTAGTAGATCGGTCTGCTATTAAGTTCGGTGAAGACGGTTCGGTTGATGGTGAATCAATTAAAGCTGTTGTATCTGGACTAAAACAAACAGACAGCATTCTATTTGATATCACTCAAACAGAAACAACTACTACAACTGCACCTGTAAAACAATCTACTCCGCCGACAGTTAGAGCTACAGAGTCTGACAAAGTGTTGGGATTTGCAGCAGAAATTCAATCTGCAAAAACTCAATCCGAATTGCAGGCTGTATTAAAGAAATACGGCAAGGCGTAAGCCGAGTTCGTTGGAATTTCGTCCCCCACATTGTGGAGGAGACGTAAATAAAATGGAATTATAGGGAGCCAAAAATGGCAGCTTTTACTACAAACATGACTGGGACAACCCAGATTGACGACAGCATCGTCCAAGCATACGCACAATCATTCTTGATCACCGTTGGTGAGGATTCTTCTATGGATCAATTTGCTGCATTCAAGCAGGAAATTGGTGCTAAGTCTATCCAAATTTCAAAGTACGCTCGTCTAGCACTTGCTACTACTCCTCTAACAGAAACAGATGACATCACATCTGAAGCTTTGTCTGACAGCCAAATCCTATTCACACCTGCTGAATACGGTAATGCTGTTACAAAGACAACTCTAGCTTCTTTGCAATCTGGTGGAAAGATTGATCTTTCTATTCCAGAATTGGTTGGCCGTAACATGGCTCAAACAAAGAACAAGCTAGCTCTAAATGCTTTGGAAGCAACTTCTAACATCCTTGTTGTTGGTGGTGCTACTGAATCTACTCTAGCAGCTGGAAACGTTATGTCTGGTACTCAACTAAACATCGTTTACAACAAGCTAGCACGTTCAAATGTTCCAACACTTGCAGACGGCATGTACGTTGCAGTAATGCACGACGACGTTATTCACGATCTACGCCTAGACACAGGCTGGATTGACGTTGTTAAGTACCAAAATGCTACACAAATCTTCAAGAATGAAGTTGGTGCATTCCGTGGTTTCCGCATCATCCGTAACAACGCAGTTACGTTCGCTGACCAGACAGGTGCTGGCACAGTTGACGTTTATAAGTCTAGCTTCTTCGGTGCTCGTGCATTCGGTCTAGCAGAAAGCCAAGCTCCAACAATGACTCTAACAGGTCCATTCGACAAGCTAGGTCGCTTCGTAAACATCGGCTGGTACGGTGTATTCCAGTATCGTATTCTTGATACTGACGCTGTTTACTCTGTTCTATCTGCATCTTCTGTTGGTGCAAACGCAGCGTAATAGTTAGTTAATACCTAACGACTAAATAAGCCTGTAGAGATACAGGCTTTTTTAATGGCTACAAAGAAAACGAAAACAGACGCAATGCCAGTAGAGACTGCTGCGCTACCAATTCAACCCGAGGTAGTAAATAAACGAAAGTACGTAGTCATTGAGCAGCTTAACGGTCTAATCAATAAAACAAAGTTCGTAGGCAAGGTTGGTCAAATTATAGAGATGGAACCATGGCAAGCGAAGCTACTACGAACGTACGTTAAAGAGGTATAAAGATGATCGTTGAAACTGGATTAAAAGAAACCGATGCTAATTCGTATGTTAGCGTTGATTTTGCAGATCAATATCATGCGGCACTTGGCAATGCAGATTGGACTGGGACTGTCGCTGATAAAGAGAAGGCTCTTATTATTGCTTGTCAATCACTTGACTTGCTATACGGACCAAAGTACATGTCGTACCGCCTAGACGGTATTCAATCACTTCTATGGCCACGATATCCATATATTGACCGCAATAGCAATATTCGCAATAAGCAAGAAGTACCAATTGAAGTAAAACGGGCACAGGCAGAACTTGCACTGATGTACATGAACGGTGCTGACTTGTTTCCAGAGGGGAACGACACGTTCCGTATCGGGTCTGAGACGACAAAAGTTGGCGACATCGAGACATCTACGACTTACCTGCCAGGAAAGACGACCGACGCTGCAGCTTACGTAGGGTTCCGCAAGATTGATCTCCTACTTTGGAACGTGACAAAGGCTCGCCAGAACTCGATCCGCCTCGCTCGCTAAAGGATTTAAACAATGTTTAACGCACTGAAAACGAAGGCGATGGTAGAAAAGACGATCAAGTCTCTAGGAGTGCCTATTAGCATTTCTATGGCATCAGGATCGACTATCAAGACATCTGGTGTGTTCACGACAGAGAAGAAGACTTCCGAGACAGCAGACCCACTCGCTCTCACATCTCCAATCACAGTCGGTTCCGCTGTCTGCTACATCCCAGCAACGTCAAGGATTCCGTCAGTAGGTGACGACCTTACTGGCAACAGCCGCTCTTACAACATTACCGAAGTTGAGGGTTATCGCCCTGGCAATGTCGTGATTGCATACAAATTAACGGTTCAGTAATCATGGTTGAACCAGGCGAAATTGATAAGTTGTTTGTTGATTTGGAAACTCGCCTTGTTAAATTCAAGCAGGAATTTGCAATGGAGTTCCAGCAGCGATTGGAAAACCATACCCCTGTAAGAACTGGCGCATTAAAAGCTGGATGGGTAACACAACTAAGTCAAACTGGATTCAAGTTATCAAATATTCAACCTTATGCAGCATATGTTGAATACGGAACTGAAAAGATGGCACCAAGGGCAATGATTGGAACAACGCTATTGGAGAAAGACCAGATCGTCAAAGTCGTTAAAGACAAGTTAGGATTGAAATGAACACAAGAGATATACAAGATGCACTTGATCTCCAGCTACAACAGGTCGCTGGTTTGCCACAATTGCAATTAGAAAACACACGGCTAAATGCTTCGTCTAACCTAACAGCATTCTCTCGATCCACATTACTCCCTGCACAATCTGCAGTTATTAGTATTGGACCTAATGCACAAAAGCAAATGTCAGGTCTTTATCAAGTAGACATCTTTGCACCAAGTGATACAGGGACATCGACAACTCGGACATATGCTGACTTGGTAGTTCAACAATTTCCAATTGGTCAAAGACTGTTGAGTAATGGATTGGAAGTGATTATTGAAGTTGCAAGCGTTATGCCAGCATACACAATAAACAAGTACTACTGCATACCTATCCGCATTCAATGGACGACTTACGGCTAATGGGTATAAATAGAAAAACGAGACAGAATTTAAAAGGACAATTATGACAATCGCAACTGGAAGCCGCTCACAAGTCGGATTTATCGCAGAAACAACATATGGTGTTACACCAGCTACACCAAACCTAGTATCCCTTCCATACACATCTTGGAGTGTTAATCTCGTTAAAGATGAATATGAAGACAATACTATTCGTCCAGACCGTATGGAGCGCTACTCCGTAAGCGGTAATCGTCACGTTAGTGGTGATATTGATATCAACTACCAACCACTAAACTATGATGCGTTTTTGGAAGGTCTTCTATACAGCACTTGGAGTGTAAACGTTTTGAAAGTTGGTACTACTCCTAAGTCGTTCACAATGGAAGAAGCCGCACTTGATATTAGTCAGTATCGTGTCTACACAGGCGTGATGATTGATAAGATGACGCTCAATGTTCCAAACAATGGACTAATTACTGGTAAGTTTAGCGTTATTGGTAAAGACCAATCTGCATTGACTTCTGCAACAATCGATACTGACGGTGTTGTCGCAGCACCTACAGTCTCTGCACCAATGACTCACACTGGGACGAGTGGCTTCTTCAAGCTAGGTGGCACAAACGTTGGTTATATCACTGCACTAACAGTCAATGTTGATAACGGTCTAAGCACTAACTTCACACTCGGTACCGCAACAGCTCGCTCACTGTCTGCAGGTTTTATCAAGGTAAGTGGTACCGCAACTGTGTTCTTCGAAGATGCAGTCGCATACAACCTATTCATCAGTGGTACTCAGTCTAGCCTAGACTTTAAGATGGATAATGGTACAAATACACACCAAATCACATTGCCAAATGTTAAGTTCACTGGAGCTACAAAGACAATTACAGGTCAAGGTCCAGTAACAATGTCGTTCACATTCAAAGCGCTTTACGACAATACAACTGGTTCTAATATCGAAATCACACGTACATAACAATCCTAATCAGGGAGAAGACAAAGGGACTTTTATAGTCCCTTTTTCTTTATCCAATAAATACAAATAACAACAAAAGGAAACCTCAATGACATCATTCACACTCGCAGACCTAGACGCCGTACCAGTCCAAATGGAAATCAAACATCCAAAGACAGATGAACCAATTGGAGTATTCGTAGAGGTACAAGGTCCAGATAGTGCAGAATTCCGTAATCTATCAAAAGCACAAGCTACTCGCCGTATTGCAAAAGGTGATAAGGCAAAAGTTGACCTTGAAGAAATGGCACGAGATAACGACGAACTACTTGCTACTTGTGTTGTCGGTTGGACTAATAATGAGTTCTTTGGTGAACCATATTCCAAACAAGCAGTATTGAACCTTCTAAAAAATCCTCAACGTGCTTGGTTCCGTAAGCAGCTAGACGAATTCACCGACGATCGTAAGAACTTTTTTCGTTAAGACGACAGAGGAGCTGGTGTCGTGCTTGCGAAACAAGCTCTCTTTAGACTATCCAGATAAAGACGGTTCGACGCTTCGTGACACTCTGCTAAGTGTCAAAAGGCAAGCAGCCGCAAATGGTAAAACGTTTGAAGATCCAAGATTAGAACTCCCCATTCAACCAGTCAATGGCTGGTATGTCTGGGATACCTTCTGGTCCCTAAATAGTAGCAGAGGAGGTACTGGCTATGGTCCAGCACCAATTTCTTGCGGGGATATCTTGGATTGGATTGCACTTTACAAGCAACCACTTGAGACTTGGGAAATTGATGCGCTAAGAGCAATGGATAGGGTGTACCTCAGTGAAGTTCAAAAGCTTCTTAACGAGGAACAGAAATGACAACAATAGTAGACCTATCAATCCAGGCTGACAGTACATCACTTGACAAGGCAACAAAGGGATTAAAAGATACTGGGACTGCTGCTAAATCCGCAACAATAGACCTCAAGTCCGTTGAAAGCGGAATGAAGGGACTAGCATCTGAAATTAATGCCGTTACGGGCGTTTTAAACCCTTTAAAAGCGGGTCTTGCTGCATTAGGAGGAGCGCTATTCGTTGATAAGCTCGTAGGTTTTTTAATGCTGCAGTAGAAGGTGCATCTCATCTAAACAATCTCGCACAAAAGACAGGTATCGCCGTAGAGCAACTGTCTATTATGAAATCCGTTGCTGGTCAAAGCGGTACAAGTATCGATACTGTGGCGGAAGCAGTCGTTAAGTTTCAAAAAGGTCTTGGTGCCGCAGGTCGTGAAACAAGTATTCAAGCAAAAGCATTTGCTGAACTTGGTATCAGTACAAAAGATACTACCAAAACTACAGAAGAATATCTTGACCTTGTTGCCAAAAAGCTAGATGGATTACACGATGGTTGGGAAAAGAACAACATCGTTATGGCTCTATTTGGTAAATCAGGTACAGACCTAAATGAGTTTCTTGCTGACTATGCAAATCGTGGAGACACAGTTGCAAAGGTTATGGCTGAACAAGCAGCACAAGCGGAAGAATATGAACGAACAATGCGTAGATTAGGTGCTACTGGTACTCAACTACAACAAGTGTTTGGTTTGGGTTTAATGCCAGTCGTAAAAGGATTGACAGACGAGTTTCTAGGGCTTATCTCAAAGACAGGTAAGTTGGATACAGAGACTAAGAAGCTGTTGATGAACAACGTAGAGGAATGGGGTTGGAAGACAGCTAAAGCAATTGCCGTCGTCGTTGATATCTTTGGTGCTCTATGGGGGACCGTTCGTTTTGTCGGTGAAATGTTAGGTATTTCTGCAGCACATTGGGTTGGATATGGTGATGTCGTTGTAAAGGTTCTGTCTGGTGATGTTAAAGGTGCATTCCAGGCAGCAAAAGCAAATGAAATTCAATACGTCAATTCCGTCAATGAAGCACTAACGAAGTTGTCAAATTCATATAACACGAATGCCCAAGCTGCAGTTGATGCTGCAAAGGCAAAACGTGATGCAACAAAGAACGACAAACTACCAGAAGACAAGCGTCCAAAACCAAAAAACATTGGTGAAGACGATAAGCCTACAACTGTTAAAGATGACAGACCTCCAGCTGACTCGGGTTTTGCTGCTGCATTCTTACGTGAAAAAGAAGCAATACTCGGTTTAAACAAACAGTATGAGTCTCTATTTGGTGTTCACGAGAACATCCACCAACAGCAACTACAAGCACAAATCGATGCAGGGGTATTTGAAGGTAATGCAGACAAAACAAAAGGTGCATTGAAAAAGGCTGCAACAGCAGAAGAATTAGCTGCTCTAAAAGCAATTGCTGTGGGAAAAGATTACCTTGAAATGCAAATTCGTCAGGTTCAAGCAGAAAAAACGAAATGGGATGCAGTTCAAAAGACATCCGATGCAGAACAATCGAAACTAACTTCAATGCGCCAGAGCATCGAGGAAGAGAAGATTCAACGTGATGTAATGAAGTCTTACGGTGCTACACAGAATGATGTAAACATTGCTATTAATGACTACAACGTTGCACAAGCTCAAACTGCACTAACTATTGCAGAACTAACTAATGCTTCGGAGCAAGAGATTGCTACTCTCCGCATCAAACTTGAAACACTAAAAGAACTTGGAATTCTCCAACGTGATAAGAAGGCTGACGATGATGCTGAAATTACTCGTCAAAAGGCATTCGGTACTGGATGGGAATCTGCATTCAACAAATACAAAGACGACGCATTCAATGCTTCGAAGTCTGCAGAAACGATTTTCACCAGCACTTCAAAGGGTATGGAAGATGCAATCCTCAAGTTTGCACAAACAGGGAAGCTCGCATTTGGTGACTTTGCAGCATCTGTGATCTCCGACCTTGCACGTATTGCAGCCCGCCGTGCAGCAGTAGGTATCTTCTCAATGCTTGGACTTAAAGACGGTGCAGCATTCGAAACTCCAGGTGTCAAAGCGTTTGCAAAAGGTGATGTGTTCAATCAACCAACAAGCTTCCAATATTCAGGTGGACTTGGTGTATTAGGCGAAGCAGGGCCAGAAGGTGTTATGCCGCTAAAACGTACGTCATCAGGTCAACTTGGTGTCATTGCTTCTGGTAATTCGGGTGGAACAACACAAAACATTTCAATTGCAGTAACAGTCCAGGGTGGAACTAATAATGCAGAAACTGGCAATGCAGTAGCTACAAAAGTTGCAGAGCAATTCACACGAGGAATTGTTCGTCAAGAGCTAATGGCTGCAAAGCGCACAGGTGGTTTATTAAACCCAGTCTAAAGGAAACAAAATGCCAGCATCATTACCTCTAACAACATTTATCTCAAACGCAAGTTCCAAACTTCGCAAGCACCGTACTCTATCTGCACAATTTGGAGATGGGTACTCCCAAGAAGCACCAGACGGTGTTAACTATAAGTACGACGAGTGGAACATTGTTTATCAAAATCTCACAGCAGGTGACCGCAATACTCTATGGGCAACACTTGATGCAGTCGGCTCTTGGGATTATGTCAATTGGCAAGCAGTTGGTGATACTACTTCTAAAAAGTGGAAGATTACGACAGACGGTATCACTGAAACGATACAAGCAGGTAATCTTTACACGATTACCTTTAAACTAAGACAAATATTCTAATGACAATACCCTATACCGACTTACAAGACCTAAACCAGACATCAGGTTTTATCGAGCTTTACACACTTGATTTAACTCAACTTGGTGGGGGTGTTTATCACTACACAAATTTTGTTGATCCGTCTGGCGATCCAATTAAGTTTAATGCAACTACGTACGTATCACTTCCAATCAAGTGCGAAGGTTGGGATTATGTCTCTACAGGTCAATCACCAAAACCAACTCTAACTGTATCCAATGTATCTAAAGCAATGTTGAACGCAGTTGTGTCGCTTGGTGACATTGTTGGCGCAAAAGTTACACGCTATCGAACATATGAAAAGTACCTTGATATCAATCCGCAAATTCGAAGAAATTTTGCTACTTCTAGTGAACTTGCTACTCTTCCAAATCACCTAGAGGATGGTGGTTTATCCTGGCAAATGGGATTATCGCTCGGTATTACAGGAGATATGATCGCTTCGCCATTTGCTGGTACGTCTGTTTATAAGGCTTATGAGCCATATACTGGATCATATCCAACGAACTGCGGCATATTTCAAACAATTAATACAGAAATATCTACTCCACCAAATCTAACAAGTGGTGCAGGTTCTGTTTATCATAATGTATTGTTGCCACCTAGTGACTATACATTCACTGTTTATTTGAAATACGGTAGTAGACAATTCGTTTATGTTACTTTAATAACCGACCAAACATTCGGTGGAATGGGCTTTCCTGGGTTCGGAATCAATAAGGATTACACAGTCGTTGTTGATTTGCAAAATGGTGTTATCACATCTGAGCACAAAGGACTGGGTTATGATGGTAATTTGCCTACAAACACAGGTTCCAATATAACCTCAGTTGGAAACGGATGGTATAGAGTTTCAGTTACCGCACGAAATACCAATAAGTGCATGACATATGGTGTTGGTACAACCGATAGTGGAACACCTACTTTTGATACAAACGTTGGTGCATTTCAAGGTCTACCCACAGTTGCTCCTGATAGTACAAAGGGTGTATTCATATACGGAGCACAGTTAGAAGCAGGTCAAACACCAACACCTTACCAATCAACATATCGATATCGTCTTCCAGGCGGTGCTGCATATACATCTCCTGATTCCAAATTCATTGGACCAGACGTGTTTTTAGTAGAGCAGAAGATTGCTCACAATAAAGACTTCATTAGCTGGCAACTGACATCGAAGATGGATCGTATGGGTATAAAGCTCCCTCGCAGACAAGTGCTCAAAGACCGTGGATTTCCAGGGGTCGCCAGAACACGTATTAGGTAAGACAGGGATACAAACACCGCACTATTGCTTTATCTCATAAATAGATGGAGTAGGAGATGTCGTATGGCAATGAGTGTTGATGAAAAGCGAGAGCGAGACAAACTACGTAAACGGCTGCGCTATGCAGAACAAAAAGAGCATTGCAAAGCGATTGTTCGAAAATCAATGCTCAAACACGCTGACGAGAAAAAGGTACAGTACCGAGAGAGACGACAGAATAGTCAACTAAATTGGCGTGTCGCTGGAGTACGAGCAAGAGCAAAGCGGCAAGGCCGTGAATGCACTATTACCACAGAAGACCTAACAATGGTCACGCATTGTCCAATACTTGGCATTGAACTCGATTGGACAAATACCAAACAAAGTGATAACAGTCCCTCTATAGACCGTATAGACAATAGGCTGGGCTATGTTGCAGGAAATGTACATATTATTTCTTGGCGAGCAAATAATCTAAAAAGTAATGGAACAATAATTGAGTTTGAACATCTGCTATCTTGGTTAAAGATAAATAATGGATGTACTTAAATCCACAATCATTAGCTGACTTCACAGCACACGTCTTACGCTCATACCCAAATGAAGCGTGTGGACTAATAATTAACGGGGAATACGTTCCGTGTCCCAATAGTGCATCTGAGCCTTCAATGGATTTTCAGATTGATGCACTTCATTACGTTAAAGCATCAGCTATTGGTGAAGTTCAAGCAGTACTTCACTCACACCCATACAACAAGTTCGAATCAAATGCTTGGCCTCACGAATGGCCTTCCACGAACGACATGATCGGTTGGATGAAAGGGGCAGTACCTTGGGGTATTGCATCAACGGATGGTGAAGGTCTTTCGCAACTTGTTTGGCTAGATGAAACGAACATTCCTCCACTTGAGGGACGTGAATTCATTCACGGAATAAACGATTGCTACAGCCTAATTCGTGATTGGTACAAAATAAATAAACAAATCGTTCTACCAAACTTCGCACGAGGTATTGAATGGTGGTATGCAGGGAAGGACTTATACGATGAGAACTTCGAATCTGCTGGCTTCTATGAAATACCACTAGAACAAGCAACGATTGGTGATTGCGTAATGATGAAAGCTGCAGCAAAGGTAACTAACCACGCTGCAGTAATAGTAGGACCAAATCAAATTCTGCATCACCTATTCAACAGGTTATCGGGAGTTGATAGTCTATCCAAGTGGAATAGATGCATCGTCCGTGCTGTGAGATATGGAGAAAAATGATGTTGAGAAAGATTGTTCTGCACGGCGCATTAGCTGAAGAGACAGGTGTTGCCGAGATTGAGTTGGATATCAATAGTCCTCGTGATCTATTTGCTGCGCTTCGCTCGCAAGTAAGTGGATTTCGTAAAGCAATGATGAACCATCCAGATATGCACGTCATCCTTTCAAATAAGAAAAGAACAGAAGTAAGAGCAATTACTCCTGATATCTTCATCTTTCCAATTGACGAAAACGCAAAGTACGTTCATATCTTGCCTACAGTTGCTGGCTCAGGTGCAGAAACAGTCGCTTATTTGATCATGGAGATGGAGTTCTCTTATGCGGCCGCAGTTGCGGTCACAGTCGCATTAAATGTTGCTGCAGCAGTCGCACTAAGTTATGTTGCTTCTGCACTGGCTCCAAGTCCAGATACATCGCAAGGTAATCCAACTGATGCAAGACCGAGCTTCTTATTCAATGGTGCCGTAAATGTAGTTGAGCAGGGATATCCAGTCCCGCTCGTATACGGTATTCACACAACAGGGTCAGTAGTCGTAAGCGTCGGCGTAGATGTTGCTGAATTACCTTATGGCACAACAACAGCGGCTACCGTCACAACGTCTCCACCTAAGACCGCAACACAATGGGATTCGTCATCAACATGAAAACAAATAACGAAATAGTAATGAAACAAATTGAAGATATAGCTGGCTCTGGCGGCGGTGGGGGTAAAGGCGGGGGTGGTGGTTCTCGTGCAGCACAAGAGGCACCAAATACTCTACGTTCATCTGCTTCCGTAAGCATTGTTGAAGTTATATCTGAGGGTGAAATTGTTGGTATTTGTGGTGGTGCGCAGGGGATTTATCTAAATGATACACCATTGATGTCTTCTACAGGTGCATACAACTTTGCACGTGCAGCATGGGATTATCGAGTTGGTTTGCCTACGCAGCCTTATATGAAAGGTTTCGCTGCAGCTACTGCAGAGATTACGGTTGGTACTCCACTATCAATTACAGGTGGTCCGATTATTCGAACAACTTCATCAGACCAAATTGATGCTGTTAAGGTGACTATTCTTTTGCCAGGTGGTCTGTTTGTTCAAAATACTACAAATGGTGATATGAGTGGAACAAAGGTTACATTCCGTATTGAGAAGAAGCTAACTTCATCTGGATCGTGGACAAGTGCTACTGATTTTACAATTGATGGTAAAACAACAAGCCCGTACGAACGTCAGTACCGAATTGAGCGTCCAGTCGGGACAGGAACTTGGGATGTTCGTGTCGCACGTGTATCTGCTGATGATGCAAGTTCTGCAACGCACAGTGCGACTACATTCTCTCGTATTACCGAAATCCAAGAAGTTAAAGATGTAACGACTGAATATCACAACACAGCGGTTGTAGGGTTAGTTGTTGATGCGGAAACAGTTGGCAATCAAATCCCAGTCCGTTCGTATTTGGTTCAAGGTATTAAGGTACAAGTTCCAACTAATTACAATCCAACAACTCGCACTTATACTGGGACTTGGAATGGTACTTTTCAAACAGCTTGGACCGACAACCCAGCGTGGGTGTTATACGATCTATTGACTAATTCTCGCTACGGAATGGGTGAGTTCATTACTGCAGCACAAGTTGATAAGTTCTCGTTCTATGACGCTGCAGTTTATAACGACCAACTTGTTCCAGACGGTAAGGGTGGAACAGAGCCACGTTATACATTTAATGCTGTTATCAATGCTCGTGAAGATGCATTCCGCATTATTCAAACTATTGCTGGAGCAATGCGTGCAACTGTAATTGACTACAACGGGCTAATTACAATTCTTCAAGATAGACCTTCTGCACCAGTCAAGCTCGTAACAAAAGCGAACGTGCTGAATGGCAACTTTGAGTACAAGAGTAGTGGGCTATTTGATCGTCACACTGCATTCAATGTCACATTCAACGACAAGACTGACCGTCATTTGCAGCGAGTAGTCACGATTGACAGTGAAACACAGTCAGGTGCATTCCAAACAGCATTAGTGTACGCACAAGCAAAGTACGGATATAACCCAATTGATATTGCTGCATTTGGTTGCACATCTGAAGGTCAAGCTCTACGGCACGGTCGCTGGGCAGTTGATACTGAAATCAATCAGACAGAGATTGTTCAATTTAAGATGTCGCTGAATGGATTTGACTTGCTTCCAGGTGAAATCATTAAATTGTACGACGAAGATTACGCAGCTACAGTCGGTGCAGGACGAGTAGTGTCGGTAGTCGGGACAACAGCTGTACTAGACAGAGCAGTCGCATTAACTACTGGTTCGATGATTGACTTCGTATTAGCAGACGGAACAACGATTGAGTCAAAGCCAATTGTAGAAACCGCAGGAACCCACTCGACAATCACACTTGGATCTGCTCTATCTCAGGATGTATTGCCAGGGGCAGACTACATTGTTACGACAACAGTTCAACCTCGTCAGTTCAAGATTTTATCAATTAAGCAAGAGTCGCCAAATGTAATCAACCTTGAATGTGTTTATCACGACCCAAATAAGTTTGCTCGTGTTGAACTTGGTGTTAATGTCGCTTCACCTATATTCTCAAATGCAGTCGCAACAACTTGTACTGTTCCGCAGAACTTAACATTCCGTGAATCCGCAGTCAATATTGATAACACAATCAAGCGTTCGCTGCTAATCTCGTGGTCACAGCCAGTAAAAGGGACTGTTGGTACGTATACTTTGATGCACCGAGTTAACAACGGAACATGGGTCGTTGTTGGTGGTCTAAAAACTATGTCGTACGAGCTAGTCAATATCAAGGCTGGTACGTATGAGGTTAAAGTTGTTGCAATCTCATCATTTGGTAATCAATCTGATTCCGCAGTAGGAACATACACAATTGAAACTACTGCTGGTGGTGTATCTCCATTAAATCCACCTACTAACCTTGTGGAGCAGAATAATGGAACAAACAAGTTTGCAAGTCCAGATTTAAACTTCAAATTTATTAATCCAGCTTCTAATGCTGGAGTTACGGCTGCAACACTGCGAGACTTCCAGGTTCGTGTTATTGAGACTACAGGTGGCACTGTCGTTCGAACATTCTATGTCGGACCAGTGGACCCAGGTCAAACACAACTTGGAACATACACATATTCGATGAATGCTGCAGATACGAATGACTATCCAAATCGTACGCTCCAGATTGAAGTTCGTTGCAGAGATACATCTGGTAATCTATCAACTGCAGCAGTTACTACATTCACAAATGATCCGTGCCCATTGCCGACAAACATTACAGTTACTGGATGGTTGCAATCTACACGTGTATTGCTAACCCTTCCAACTGAACCAGACTTCAAAGGATTGTTGATTTGGGGTTCTACATCAAATGGATTTACACCAAGTGCTGCAAATTTATTGTACGACGGTTCAACTTCATACATCACATTCAATGGATTGAACGATGTCACAACGTATTACTACAAGTTTGCTTCGTACGATACATTTGGTAAAAATGCAGATGGGACGGGGCTTGTCGTTTCTACCCAGTACTCGGCAACTACGATTGCTGCGCCTGGAATTCCAAAAGGAACATCACTTCCATCTTCAGGCTCGGAAGGGGATACGTTCTTTAATACAACTGATGGTAAGTTGTATCGCTATCATGGAGGTGCTTGGACTGCCGCTGTCCCAGCGGGCGACATCACTGACCTAATCGTTGCGTCACAAATCGCTGGTCACACAATTACAGGTGACAAAATTGTCGCTGGAACGATCACTTCTGCAGAAATTTCAACAGGAACTATCGTTGCTGGCAATATTGCTGCGGGGACAATCACTGGAACACAAATCGCCGCTGACTCCATTACAGCAACGAATATTGACTCCCGAGGTCTCACGATTAAAGATGCCGCTGGCACTATTTTATTTGGTTCAGGCACAGCACTTGATTTTTCAAATATTGGTGGCTCTACTAAGCCCGCAAATAATGCCACGGTTGGAGCGACGTTTGGCGTCGATGTTAGTGGTCAAATTACGTCCGCTAATGCTTCAACATACATTGCCAGTGCTGCAATTCAGGCTGCTCAAATAGCAGATGCTAGTATTACCGCTGCAAAAATTGTTGATGCAAATATCACTTCAGCAAAGATTGGCAGCCTGCAGGTTGACACATTCCACATTGCAAACAATGCTGTTTCGGCTGGGACAAGTGCAAGTGGAAATGGGGCTACAGTTAGTACTGTTATAACGGTCCCTGCAGGTACTACTATGCGTATTGCTGCTATTGTTTATGTTGATGGTTATTCTATTACGGCAACGGCTGACTTGACTGCGCCAGTTTACTTAAACATTAATGGTTCACAATTAACGATGAATCAACAGAGTTCGGGTGGTTTGGGTAGAAACGGCGATAGAGGGGTTTTGTATCCAGTTTCTGGAAGTTATTCCGCTTCTGTTTCTGCTGGAAGTACAGACTTATCTGTGACTGTGTATGTTAATACGCCGTATACATACGGCACTGCAGTATATGGGTATGTTTATCCGACTAAATATCTGACTGTAATTGGCAATATGAAATGAGTTTTGAATTAGTTGATTATACTGTTTACGACAATGGGACTGGTAAAGTTTTATATTCCGGGACTGGTCACAATCCCAGTGCTCTTGGTTCTTCTACAGATATCGTTCTTATTGGTGTTAAGTATGGTAGTGGATGGTACGATGCAAGTAATCAGACATTTCACGCAATCGCAAATGGTCCTGCTGACTACTATACGTACGATATAAATTCTCACGAATGGATCGATCCGAGAACACTAGATCAAGTTAAATTACAGCAGTGGAACGTTATTAAAAATGCTCGTGAATTGGCGATTGTCTCTCCGTTATCAACACCATATGGAACGTTTGATGCGTCTACTGTGAGCCAGAAGTCTATTACAGATGCTATTCTTTTGCTTCAAACGCTTGAACAGCTTGGCACGCCATCTACTATTGATTTTACGTTGGCCACAAACGAAACAGTAACACTGACTACAGCGCAAATTGTTCAGGTTGGACTATTGTTGGGGACACGTACGCAACAGTTGTTTGCTCATGGTCGTTTAAAGCGGGATTTACTTATTGCGGCAACAACTATTGCTGACGTTGAGCAGATCGTTTGGTAATGCAATGGTTGCTGTACTACAGTAGCAATCAGAGAGCCCATCCTGTGTAAATAGTAATAGTTACATAGGAGGGGCTGAATGTCTCCAGGAATTTACGATTTCACTTTAATTCAAGGTGCTCACGACGGATTGAAGTTTCAGATAACAAATAACGGTGTCGCAGAGGATTTGACTGGGTATACAGCAGCGATGCAAGTTCGTGCTGACTACGATAAACCAGTTCTTTTGCAAGCGACTACAGCAGACAAGATTGTTATTGATCCACTACTCGGGTTGGTAACAATTTCATTCACAGCACACGATACAAGTGCAATTTCATTTAAAGGCGAGTCATTAGATTGCATTTACGCAATTGAACTTACTTCCCCAGCAGGTATTACTTCACGAGTGTTAGAGGGTACCGTTTCTATTAGCCGTGAGGTCGTAAGATGACTGCTATAACCGTAATTAACAATTCTACAAATGTAGGACTAAGCTTTGATCGAACGATTGTTCTTGAAGTAACCAATGGACTTCCAACAATTGGTCCAAAAGGTGATGCTGGTGTAGTTGGTCCACAAGGTCTTGCTGGCGCTACTGGTCTAACTGGTGATCAAGGTCCGCAGGGGATTCAAGGTATTCAGGGTATCCAAGGTATCCAAGGCGCTACGGGGCCAAAAGGCGACACTGGACTTACTGGACCACAGGGTATTCAAGGCGACCAGGGACCACAAGGTGTTCAAGGTCCAAAAGGCGACTCTGGACCACAAGGACCACAGGGTATTCAAGGACCTACTGGATTGACAGGCTCACAAGGTCCTGCAGGTATCGGTATCACACTACTTGGTGAAGTTGCAACATATGCAAGTTTGCCGACTGGGGCAGCTCAAGGTGACGCTCACATCGTTGCAGCTGACGGAAATATGTACATCTGGAATAGTTCGACTTGGATTGACGCTGGTCAAGTCGTTGGTCCTCAAGGACCAGCAGGACCTACGGGACCACAAGGTATTCAAGGTCCTACTGGTGCT